GCAGACGGCACCTACCGCAAGGACCGTCACGGCGACAAGAGATTGATAGAGAACGAAACGGTCCTCTCCTCAGTACCACAGGTTCCGAGCGAGTTCCCCAACGAAGACAAGCAGGACAGGTTCGCGGAGTGGTGGGGTTACTATTGCCAGTTACTGGTCAATGCTGGGATTCTAGTGTCCCGCGACTTGGCCGTGATCCGCCTGCTATGCAAGCAGCACCTGCTCGAAGAGGCGGCTGAGGCGGAAATGGAAGGCATGGAATACGTCGAGAACGAGAAGGGAACCGTACAAGCACACCCTGCACACATCCGCCGAGAGACCGCACTTCGGCAGCAGCAGACGCTACTGGTACAGCTAGGGCTAACGCCAGCAGCACGCTCCAAGGTTGGGGGAGCGATGAAAGAGCCAACCAAAGAAACCCCATTAACAGGCCGACGACGTGGACAAGCAACCTGAGTACAACTCCTGGAACGACCTACCTGACGACGTAAAGAAAGACACGGAGCCTTGGATCCTCAACGAGGGGGATCGAAAGGCTGCCAGTGCTGGTATGTTCTGGTCGCTGGAATCTGCCGCCTACACCATCTGGTGGATCGAGAGATTCTGCAAGCTATACGAAGGTGCGGGGTTTGCGGGCAAGCCTCTCTACATCCATGGCTATGCCAGTCAGCCCGAACCTGAGTACATCCACGACTTCTACGAGGATCTGGAGTACAGCCTTGACGTGTTCCGGGAACGCTTCAAGGACTACTTCAACCGCAGGGATAACGGGGATCATCTAGGGTGGCAACTCGACTTCTTCGCCCGTTGTTACGGCTGGAAGATGTACTCTTCTACGTGGGCACGTAAGGCAGATATGCCATACGTCAGACGCTTCAAGTCTGCCTCCATCTTCATCCCTAAGAAGTCCGGCAAGAGTCCGACTTTGGCCGCCAACGTGGTCTACCTTACCTATGGAGACGGGGAGCCGGGCAACAAGGTATTCATTGGTGCCGGTAACATGGACCAGGCTGGCATTGCCTGGGAGCACGCCTACCAGATGGTCCAGCAGTCCCCTGAATTGCAGGCGGTGACGAAGCCCAACTTGTCTACCAAGAAGATCCAGGACCTTAACAGCAAGTCCCACTTCATCCCGTTGTCCTCGGGTGATAAGCGGTCCCAGTCGGCCAAGGAAGGCCTGAACGGTTCGTGCTGTCTTGACGAGTTGCACGTGTTGGACCCGGAGTACGTGGCGATCTTGAAGTACATGGGGGTGAGTAGGGCAGAGCCCCTCAAGTTAGGCTTCTCGACGGCGGGCCGTAACCCTGAGTTGTACGGGAAGTTGCACTACGACGAGGGCGAGCGTATCAACGCGGGTATCGATGACAACCCACATCACTTACACATAGCGTACAGCATTCCCCAGGACCTGGCCCCTGAGGATCTGGCCAAGGACCCTGAGGGGTACATTGCTATGGCCAACCCGGCGTTAAACCACACGGTTGAGATGGAGGAGTTGCTGGCGTCATACAATGCGGTCAAGAATGACAGTCGGGAACTCCGTGAGTTCATGATGTACCGCCTTAACCAGTTCCAGAACGCTGCGGCCTCGTGGTTGAATCCGGGGGTGTGGCACGATTGTGGTATGGAGTTTGACGAGCAGGAACTGAAGCAGTTGCAGTGTGTGGGTGGTTTGGACCTTGCCCGTCGGCACGACCTAGCGGCCTTGATCCTTGCGTTCCTGGGTAACGAGCAGGATGACGGGACGCGACCGGTGTACCTTCGGCCCTATTTCTGGTGTGCGGAGGATATCGTCAAGGAGCGGGTACCTAAGATCCACGGGTTTCTCGACTGGACCCGGGGCGGGTTTATCAAGGAGACTCCGGGCAATGTCATTGACTTCGGCGTCATTGAGCGTGACATCCGCAAGGTGTGCGAGAACTACAACGTCAAGGGTCTGGTGTATGACGCAACCTATGCCGAGGACCTCATTCAACGACTCACGGAGGGGGTGCAGGGGCCTGATGGGAACTACGTCTACCCTCCTATCTCCATCGGTGAGCGTGCAATGTCGCAGTCTATCGTCAGCATGACGCAGGCCACTACAGACTTCGAGAACGACTGCAAGAGCGGCATCATACGACACGACAACAACCCCGTGTTAAGCTGGCAGATTGGCAATGCCAGTATCAAGGAGAACACCAACGGCGATATAAAAGTGGTGAAAGAGAGTCGAGAAAGCCCCAGAACGGTGGACGGTGTCGTTGCCGCGATCATGGCCAGATGGGGTCTTATTGACTGTCTGGACTTCAATATCAGCTCTATGGACTACTACGTCAGCAACGACGTGGAGTTCTTCTAACACAGGAAGTATTTGGATTTTCTTGTATCTAGGGTACTATTTACCCACCTGAAACCCTCACTATTCCAGGACCTCCCTATAATGTTCGGCCGAAAAGAACGCAAAACCTACGTAGATGATACGTGGATCTCTGAATTAAATCAGCCACAGGCCGCCCTAACCAACGACGGAACTGGTTGGGCGTCCTTCGGATGGAACTTCGACTCTGACGCAAAAGGGGTCGGCGGGGGGAAAGTTGGTCCCCGCACTATGCTTAAAGTGTCTGCGGTCAAGCAGGCCGTTATGATGATCAGCGGAGACATCGCGACATCCCCACTTGAGCTGCACGCGTGCTACGTGGATAAGGGTGAGGAAACTATCCAGCGTAGCCACCCATCCCACAAGATTGCTTGTTATTCGTGGAGCCGATACGTCCCTGCAAATCTGGGGTGGGAGCGACTGGTAACACACGCAATGGTTTGGTCTGACGGATACGCGTACCTTGAGAAGGATAACCGTGGCCGAGTCATGGCCATGCACAATCTCCCACCGGGAACATGTCACCCACACCGAGTCGAAGTGAGCGGCGGTAGGTACACCTACGGGTACATGATTCAGTTGGATGAAGAGTCCCCCTCGTTCTTCGTTGAGCAGGGCGATATCTTCCACCTACGTGGTGGTCTCCCCGTAGAGATTATGGAGAGCGAGCCTAACGTAGACCTGATGCGAGATATGCTCAGCGTCTCACTGGCCGCACAGAAGTACAAGGGATCATTCTTTGCCAACGGTGCGCAGAGCGGTGGAATCATCACCGTCCCACCAGGAGTGCCTACGGAAGCACGTGAGCGAATGGAATCCCAGATCCAGAAGAAGTCACAGGCTGACAACTGGTTCAGGACTATGGTACTGCGTGACGGTGCACAGTGGCACCAGACCACGGTTGACGCCAAGTCTAACGAGATGATTGCTATTGAAGAGCAGATCACTCGGGACGTAGCTCGCGCCTTCAACATCCCCGGATTCAAACTGAACCTTTCCGATAGCGTCAGCTATAACTCCTCAGAGTTGGGTCAACGGGCATACCTGACGGGATGCCTGAACCACTGGCTGACTAAGATCCAGGGGGAAGCCCGGGTAAAGTTGCTGCCAGCACGACACCAGACCTCTGGTGAGTTCAAGTTCCTACATAACACCGAAAAATTGCTTGAGCCTGATAGCGAAACACGAAACAGCATCCTGGCCATACAGCGTCAGAATATGATCATCACGGCTAACGAGTGGCGTACGGCCCTTGGAATGCCCGCCAGTGAGGACCCTGAAGCTGATACACTTCTCAACCCCAATGTCAAAGTGAATGAGGTTGGTAGCAAGGAAGAAGAGCCAGAAGTAGAACCTGAAGTCATTGAAGAATCTCCTGCCCCGGAACAACCGGAAGAGCAGGAGGAGGAGTTGCAGACCCAAGAGCCCCAGCAGAGAAGGCGAGCCCTCTCTAGTGAGCACGCGTCTATTCTCAGTGACGCCGTGGCTCAAGCAGCCAAGCGGGTCTGCACTCCTCTCGGCAACCGAAGCAAGAGCATCAGCAAGTTCTCCAGTTGGATTGAGTCTGAGGATACGGTAGCTCGTGCTATCTTCTCCGAGGAACTTGAACCAATCTGTCAGCAGTTAGAGCTAAGTGCCGACGCTTCGGACATCGCAGCAGATGGTCTGTTTAACAACCTACTCGACCGAGTCTGCGTATTCATGGAACCACATTACCGAGAGGAAGACCTGCGAGAGAACGTAGCGGCTGCTTCTCACCTGTTTAAGACAGAGGCATTCGCCTTAACCCTCAACCTCTTAGGATTGAATAATGAATAGAAGAGATATCTTCCGAGCCAAGTCTGCGAGCCTGAGTGGCCCCCAGGCGAGTGCTACGGGCAAAGACTTCCGCTGCGAGATTGTAGCCGAAGATGAGTCAGAGATTGTTCTGGCCATCCGAGGTGTCGTAGGTGACGGAGAACTGCAGAACGACCACGGCTCAATCGCCGAAGTTCTGGAGCGTAACCCTAAAGCCAACGTAGTTCTCAAAGTCAACTCCCCTGGTGGAAGTGCCTACGATGGTGTAGCCATCGCTAACGCCCTTATGTCCCACGAAGGACAGGTGACTGCCATCATCGAGGGCTTGGCCTTCAGTGCGGCCAGTTTCCTCATTCTGACGGCCGACAAGGTAAAAGCCTACAAAACGAGTTCTTTCGGCATTCACCGTGCTTGGGTTATGACCGTAGGTAACAAGAATGCCATGCTGGCAACTGCGGACGACCTGTCAATCGTGGACGACCTGCAGATTGAGCTGTTCATGAGCAAAACTGGCCTCGCCCGTGAGGAAGTAGAAGTACTGATCGACGGCAAAGCCAATGACGGAACCATGTTCTCTGCTGAGAAAGCCTTGGAACTCGGATTCATCGACGAAATTATCTCCCGCAAGGAAGAGGAAGACGATGAAGAGGACGCCCAAGCGTCCGGCAAAAGCCTCCCGATGGCTTACAAAAAGGACGACGAGAAAGTAGAGGAAGACGAGGAAGAAGAGGACGAAGAGGACGAAGAGGAAGAAGTCCGCTCGGAAGACTCTCCTGAGAAGGAAGAGGAAGAAGAGGACGAAGACGAGGAAGAAGAAGGCGTTCCTGCCGCTGTTAAAGTGCAGCGTATCCGACTACGCCGGTCCCTCTAATCCCCTATCACTTGCCACCCCACCAGACCCCCGGTTTTCTCCGGGGGTCTTTTTTGTTGCAGTTTTAATCGGCAACGCCTAACATAGTACGCAACAACAAGTTGCATGTCCTTACATGCGGCCAATCAAGTTCGCTAGGTAGCTCTTCAGCTCGCCGACCGTAACACAACCTTTGAACACTTTTTTACACCGGTCCTGTGTAAGGGCCAACTGTGGGTCCCTGACTCACGTTCACCTCACTCAAGACCTACGCCTGTCTATTACCGCAAGCTGGGGTCTACCCGACAAGGAAACTCTCAATGTCTGCAGAATTCAAAGCAGAAAAGGTTGCAGCTCCGCAGAACGAAGCTGAAGCCAAGGCAATTCACGAAGAACTGATGTCTCTGGCATCTGAAACTGATAAGTTCATCTCTGCCAATGAGCAGAACTGGAACGCTGAAATCGACGCACAGTACCAGGCTCGTCACGCACGAGAGCAGGGTCTGACTGAAGCTCTGGAAGTATTCAACAAGAACCGTGAGCAGGCTGCTGCTCGACGCGAAGAGCTGAACTCTCGCGTTGAAGGATACGACTTCGTTTCTTCTCTTGGTGGTTCTAGCGACGTTCGACGTAAGGCTGTTGAAGCTGAGCGAACATTCGCAGACGCTGCTGCTAGCCTTAATGACCGTGACCTCTGTGACGCTGCTGTTGTAGCTCGCGTTCTGCAGGCTGCTGGTTGCGATCTTGACGCTTCTCACCACTCTGCCATCCAGGCCAACATCCAGCACACAGCAAGTGTTTGCCGAGACGCTGAAATGCGACGTGGCAAAGGCTTCCTGGTTGACACTGTCGGAACCGACGTTGTCCGAGCTATCCAGTCTGCACAGAAGCGTGGACAGGACGTTCGAGCTGCTCTGAGCACTTCTTCTCCTTCCAGCGCAAGCACTGGAAGTGGTTCTCAGTTGTTCAACAACGACTTCATGACTCGTATCGAAGCTGCTCGACTGGCTTACGGTGGAGTTCTTTCTGTTGCTGACGTTATCGTTACTGAGTCTGGCGAATCTATCGTTTGGCCTACAATTGACGACACAAGCAACGCCGGTGCACTGGTTGCAGAAGCTGCTGGTCCTGTCAGCTATGTTGATCCTTCTTTCGATGAGAAGGTTTGGGGTGCTTACAAGTACGGAAGCACTGGAATCAAGTTCTCTTACGAGTTCGCAACTGACAACCAGGTTGGATTCGTCGGCATGATTGCTGACCTCCTGGGTGAGCGACTCGGTCGCATCGAGAACAGCGTTCTGACATCTGGCGATGGAAGCAACAAGCCTACTGGTATCGTTACAGCATGTCCTGCTGGCCCAACAGCCGCAGCTAACAACGCTATCTCTTACGATGAACTGATCACTCTGGAACACAGCGTTGACCCTGCTCGACGTCGTGACGCCAAGGGTTATATGTTCAACGACAACACGCTGCTTCTTCTCCGTCTCCTGAAAGACGGCGATCAGCGACCGCTGTGGCAGCCAGGCGTTAACGCTGGTGCTCCTAGCACGCTGAACACATACAGCTACTCCATCAACCAGGACATGGACGGATTCGACGGTGCTGGCTCTCTGAAGCCAGTTCTCTTCGGCGACCTGTCTGCTTACAAAGTACGACGCGTTCGCGGAATGCGACTGGTCGTTACTGATGAACTGTACGCTGAAAACGATCAGGTTGGAATGTTCGCATGGATTCGTTTCGACGGAAACCTGCTGAACGCTGGTGACGATCCTATCAAGGCAATCGTTACTCCTGCCTAAGTTCACTGAACCATCCAGGGGAACTGCCGACTCCCCTGGATAACTTGATGCAAGGTCCGGTGTAGGACTTTGTTTGCGGCATGTCCGCACTTCCGAAACGGTCGGCGTTGGGAGTGCGGACTTTTTCTTTGCTATGCCAGCCGACCCAGGAATGAAAGTTGTCTCCATGACTAAGTCCCGACCCAAACCCACTGTTAAGTCTGAAGGCGACGTTGCCGCAGACGAGCCCAAGATTGCTGACGGTGCTGCCAAAGCTAAAGCCGCTTCACGTGCTAAGGCTGAGCAGATCGTAGGCGTATGGGTAGTCCCACACAACGGAATCAGTGTCAACCGACGAGTTGCCGAAACGGATCCTGCTCGCGTTGAGCAGTTCGGTCCTTGGAAAATCGACCGACGTGGTAAACTTGTACATGAAGCACGAGCGATTCACCCCAAAGAGCCTTGTCTGATGCCTCCGAAGATGGCTAAGAAGTTCTTGGACAAGGGTTTCGTCCGACGATCACGCGCGGAAGACTGGGCCAGTGGTGAAGCACCTCGCCCAGAAGCAATCGACCTGGTTTGCCACGATTACGACAACTAGACGAAAGTAGTAGACAATGCCACTCCTCAACCAGTCTATTCCATCCCTTCCCCTTGACGCCCGTGAAGTACTCGGTGCCGTCCGGGAAGCAACCACGGACGAACAGTCACTGGTTGAGGATTACATCCTGGCCGCACAGCATGCTGTGTTCAGTCAGGTTCGCAGGGCAGTCCACTACACAAAGTACGACCTCGTAGAGCCCCGGTTCCCAAAGGGGCCTGCGGGCGGTCGTTATAACGCCGAAGCAGATACCGGCTTGTCCTACTTCCCACTTAGCTCCACCGCAGGAGAATACGCCGAGGGATATGTCAACGGTATTGAGCTACGTGTAGTTCCCTTCCTCAAGGTGGAATCCCTTCAGTACTACGACGCTGACGGAGTTTCCCAGACCTTGACAGAAGGAACTGACTTCTACGCAGTAGACGGCGGATGCAACTCACCTGCTACTCTTTACCCGTTCCCAGGGAGTGATTGGCCAGATACCCAGAGTCGAATTGACGCGGTTCGCATCACCTTCTGGGCGGGTGAAGTTGCAGAGTTGAATGTAGATACGTCAGCCTCCGCCGTGCTCAGCACAAATGAGTACGAGTTCACAGACGGCGACGTTGTAACAATTAGCTCTTCCGGAAACACTAACGAGTATTTGTCGGGTCTTGGGCTGCTTCAAGGAATCGGTGCCAGCCCCCGTAAGAAGTACTACGTACGAGACGCTTCTGGTGTCTCCTTCAACATCAGCGAGACCCTTGGTGGATCTGCCCTAGCCATCAGTGCGGACCCTAATGGGACCCACTACGCAGGCACTATATCACCTTTGGTCCACCGAGCCATCTTGGCCACATCAAGCAGTTGGTGGATGAACGCCTGCTCTTCAGAGGATTGTAGCTCCATGCACTCTGAAGCCATGAAACTTGCCTCTATAACATCCGCACTCCGCTGGAACACTGCATTGGGGAACTAGCATGAAGGTCACCATCCACGGCAAACGCTGGGATCTGTCCTTCTGCAAGGTACCACCTGACAGGTTGGGAGATTGTGACAGCCCTGACGCAACTAACAAGGGTATCCGAGTATCAAAGGATCTTCAGGGTGAAAAAGCCCTAGAGATTACGCTGCATGAGTTATTCCACGCGGCCAACTGGCGTACCAGCGAGGAATACGTAGAGCGAGAGGCCCGGGACATAGCCCGGATACTCTGGAGACTCGGATATCGCAAGGACAGCGAGTAAGATTAGGGCATAACTCTATCCAAGGATACACCCATGCCTACCTGCAAACGTACCTGCGGCCGCGAATACAACAAACGAATAACCTTCCAGATCCAGTCCACAACGGAGGACGCCTACGGCGACTTCCAGCCGGGGAACTGGGTCGATAGCGTGAAGACCTACGGTAAGATCGAGACCGGAGGTGGTCTTGAAGTTTACCGAGCCCGACAGACCAACGACCAAGTTACTGCCGTCGTAGAGGTGCCATTCAACAGCAGCACCTCCAACATCGACGCTGCGGGTCGGTTCGTAGTCAACTGCAAGTTCTACGAGATCCTGTACGTACAGAATGTGGACGAGAACAACGAAGTACTCAAGTTCGGTTGCCGGGGTGAGGGACAAGCATGATAAGCCTGACGATGGACCAGAAAGGGGCGAACGATGGCCGTTGTGTTGGACGCAGTTTCCAGCACACTTGGTAAGAGGATGCTCCGTGCATCCCTGAACAAGATTACCTCTCGGGGTGCCAAGCTAACCAAGGCCAATCTCAAGCGAGCCCTGCCCAGACGTGGTAAAGACGCCCGCTGGCAGCCCACAGGGGCCTTGTACGCGTCTATAGGCAGTAAGCCTGCCAAACAACTCAAAGGCGGTGGAGGGGTCTACTGGGGGGCTTTCGGGGCACGTAGGAACAAGTCCTTCGGCGGCAACAAGCTGCGGAAGGTCAGACGTAACATGGCCAAACGCACTAACCTCGGGTTCAAGAAGATACCCAAGGGCACTATGCAGTTTGCCGGGTTCACTAAGGGTCCCCAGAAGAAGAACGTCATACGTCCGTCCCGCTATGCCCACTTGGTGGAAAAGGGGCACGGTGGTCCTATCAAGGCACAAGCCTATCCGTTCTTAGCACCGGCCTACAACCAACTCAAGCCCTACGTAAACCAGATCATGACGCAGGACCTCAGGGTGCAGTACCCTAAGGTTATACAGCAAGAAATTAACCGCCTGAAGAAGAAGCTCAGATAATGTCTATCATATTCAATGACCTGAAGAAGCACCTCGAAGATCAGGACGCCGTCATGGATCTGATCGGGAACCACCCGACTCATGTGTTCTACGGCAGCGTACCTACGTATGTGGTCAACAAGAAGGGTCAGAAAGTTGCCGTAGGCCAGAACGCGGGATCCTATGACAAGATGAATCCCTACATCGTCATTGAAGGTGACGGCGGGGATAAGATCCGTAGCATGGGCGGGCCGAGTGGTTTGCGGGAAAACCTGTACGCTATTCGTGCCGTAGGCAGGAGCATTTCAGAGTGTCAGAGGATCTTCCTGGCACTGGATGACGCATTGGAGCTACAGAGAACGGCAATCGGAGACAACCTGTGGGTAGAGCACTCATTCATCAACAGCCCTAACGATACAAGTGTTGTGCGGCAGGATGGGGGCGAATTCATGCTCCATGAAATGGCCGCGACCTTGGAGATACTGTGCGAAATCACATAAAGTGTTCTCTAGATTGCCATTAAACGGTAAACTATGGACAGCCGCAAATTAACCTTTGGAATGTACAATGTCCGACGAAAGACTAACAACTCTCAAGTTCGTAACCCGCACCGGCGAAGAGGTGGAAATGCCCGTTGCTGAGTTAATCTCAGTGGATGGCCATCCCTATAAGTCCTACACAGAAGAATCAGAAGGACTGCAGTCTCTACAGCTAGCGGTGATTCACCTCGACGGTCGAGTTGACGAGCTGACGAGTTTGGTACATTCACTCTTAAGACCGACTGGATAAGGACAAACAACATGTCTGCCCGTACTGGTATTGGTACAACCATCACGTTCGGAACAAGCAGCTTCACAGCTCTTGTACGGAACTACAACGACCTCGGCGTTGACCGAGCTATCCTCGACGTTACGCACATGGGATCCAGCGTAGCCGCTTCAACATTCAACGGTAACGCCAGTGGCGTGTTCCGCGAAAAGTCTCCTGGTAAGCTGTTCGGTATCAAGGATATGTCTATCGACATCCTGTTCGACCCTGACACAGTTCCTCCAGTAGACGAAGCTGTTGAAACAATCACGCTTCAGTTCCTGCCTGACACTGGTCAGTCTACAGGTGCTAGCTTCGCGTTCTCTGGCTTCATCTCTGAAATCTCAGCCGCCGTTCCTTACGACGATCTGTGCACAGCCACGATCACACTGGCTGCAACTGGTGAGCCTACATGGACCGCTGGTGCCGTCTAAGTCTAGACACTGACAGTCTAGCTGTTATACTATGAGGCCTGCAGGGAATACCCTGTAGGTCTCTTTTTACGTTGTCGCAAACAAGAAAGTCCAACCGTGTCCGACACCTACAACTCAAAGACATTCGCCGAGAAGCTCCGTGCCGCCTGTGCCGAGCGACTGCACCGTGCCGAGGTTCACATTGAATCCCTCGATATGACCTTCTACCTGCAGGGCCTGAACGCTGGTCGTGCCGACTTCTGGCAGACCCGTGCTATCCAGAACGAAGAGAACCCGAAGTGGGGCAGTGCTACCCAGTTGATGCTGGCACTCTCACTGGTCGATGCCGCTGGCAACTGGCTGTTCAAGTCACACGACTTTGTTGCACAGCGAGCCCTTGAGGACCTGCCTACGGACGTCCGTGACGAACTGGCCGACAAGGCCCTTGAGCTAACGGGTATGTCCACGGGTAAC